GGAGTATTTGCTTTTAATGATACAGCAGGAGAAGCATGGTTTGCACCTGCAGGTTTAAATAGAGGTGGAATGTCTACAGTATTAAGAGCTGAAAGAAAATTAACAAATGGTAATAGAGATACTTTATACCAAGCTAATGTGAACCCAATAGCTACATTCCCTAACACAGGAGTAGTAGTATTTGGTCAGAAAACATTACAATCTAAAGCATCAGCATTAGATAGAGTAAATGTAAGAAGATTATTAATAGCCTTGAAAAACTTTATTTCACAAATCGCTAATAATTTAGTATTTGAACAAAATACAATAGCTACAAGAAATAATTTCTTAAGCCAAGTTAACCCATATCTATCAAGTGTACAACAAAGACAAGGATTATTTGCTTTTAAAGTAGTAATGGATGATAGTAATAACACACCAGATGTTATTGATAGAAATCAATTAATAGGTCAAATATATATTCAACCAACTAAAACTGCTGAATTTATTTACTTAGATTTCAACATATTACCAACTGGAGCTACTTTCCCAGCATAAAAATTAAAGAATTAAATATTTATAATTGAAAATAAATTAAAACAAAATGGCAGTATTAGATCCCAATGAAATATTTTTCACCGCTTTTGAGCCAAAGCAAGCTAACAGATTTATCCTTTATATGGATGGTATACCAAGTTTTATCATTAAAGGAATTAGTGCTATATCATTAACACAAGGTGAGGTAATATTAAACCACATTAACATTCTTAGAAAAGTTAAAGGAAAAACAGTATGGAATGATGTTACAATGACATTATTTGATCCAATCACACCTTCAGGAGCACAAGCAGTAATGGAATGGGTGAGATTACATCATGAATCAGTAACAGGTAGAGATGGTTATTCTGATTTTTATAAAAAGAATTTAACTTTAAATGTTTTAGGACCAGTAGGTGATATAGTATCAGAATGGATATTACAAGGAGCATTTATTAAAGAGGCTACATTCGGTGAATATAGTTGGGACACAGAAAATGAAGCTAAACAAATTGAATTAACATTAGGATTAGATTACGCTGTACTTAATTTCTAAAATAAAATTATAAAATTTTTAAAAGGAGTTTGACATTAGTTGAACTCCTTCTTATATTTATAATAAAAATATTAATATGTCCAAAATACCAAAAATTATCCATCAAATTTGGATAGGGGAAAAAGAAATGCCGGATCATTGTAAACAATTTACAAAAGAAATGCAAGAAATGCACCCAGATTGGGAATACCATTTATGGGGAAATGAAATTTTTACAGATATATACAAAGATGATAAATACCTCCAGAATTACATCAAAAATCCAAAATTATTTAAATATGCTTATATTAGTGATAGAATAAGATTATTACTACTAAGAGATTTTGGGGGAGTATATGTTGATGTTGATGCTAAGCCTCTTAAATCATTTAATACAATTTTAAGTAAATGTTCAAAGAACATAACATTTTTTGGTGGTGTTAAAAGAACAGACTGCAATGAAAAAAATTGGATATTTGATTGTACTGTATATGGATCAGCTCCAAATTCAAGAGCAATAAATATATGTTTAGATACTTATAAGGATATAAATTGGGCAAATGGTGGATTTATGTTTAGTGAAGTATTAATGGATCATTTAGATGATGATATATTATCTTTAGGTTATGAATATTTTTATTCAACTAAACCTAATTCTAAAGCTGTTGTTTTACATGATGTTGTAGATACTAGACTTTGGACATGGTATGATAAACAATTTGATCATTGGTTTAAACAAAATGCTAAAATTCATGAAGTTAAATCAAAACATAAATTATAAAGGATAATTTTTTAAAATTTTTATTAAAAGGAGCTTGGCTATGTCAAGTTCCTTTCTTATATTCATATTTATATTAAATAAGTTATTAACAAATAAAAGATTATGGCAGAATTTAAATTACCTACAGAGACAATAGATCTCCCCTCTAAAGGTTTAATGTATCCTAAAGAAAATCCACTTTCTTCAGGTAAAATTGAAATGAAATATATGACCGCTAAGGAAGAAGATATTTTAACAAATCAAAATTATATAAAACAAGGTATAGTAATTGATAAATTATTAAAATCATTAATTGTAAATAAAGATATTAATTACAATGATTTATTAATAGGAGATAAAAATGCTATTATGGTAGCAGCTCGAATTTTATCTTATGGAAAAAATTATGAGTTTTCATATGAAGGTGAATCTCAAAATATAGACTTATCTAAAATTGATCCTAAAGAATTAGAATTGGATTTATATAAAGATGGTAAAAATGAATTTGGATTTACTTTACCACATACAGAAAATAAAGTAACATTTAAAATTTTAACTCACGGTGATGAACAAAAAATAGAATCTGAAGTAAAGAGTTTAAAGAAAATAAATAAACAATCATCAAGTGAAGTAACAACTAGATTTTCTCATATTATTACATCTGTAAATGGTAGTTCAGAAACAAAAGATATTAGAGAATTTGTTAATAATTATCTTTTAGCTAAAGATGCTAGAGAATTAAGAAAATATTATCAAGAAGTATCACCTGATTTAGATATGAAAGTATATCTAAACACATCTACAGGCGAAGAGGAGGTCGCGGACCTACCCATAGGTCTTAACTTTTTTTGGCCTGACTCCTGATTATAGGGAATTTGTTTTTACAACTATTCATGAAATAGTTTTTCATGGTAAAGGGGGGTATGATTGGAATACTGTCTATAATATGCCCATATGGTTAAGGAATTTAACTTTTAAAAAAATTCAAGAGTTTTATGAAAAAGAAAATAAAGCTAAGGCAGGCAATCCAGAAAAAAGTTGGGTAGATCCTAAAATGAAAAACCAAGCTAAAAGAGAAAAAAAGACAGTATCTCCACCTAGTTTTGTAAGACCTCAACAATCAAAAACTTCATATAAATAATATTAATTTTATATATTTATAATAAACTAATGTTATATGGCTTTAGAGGATGATTTAAAAAATATTGATGATAATTTAAAAAGTTTAAATTTAGAAGGTGTTCAAATGGAGAATACCTTTAAAGATATTGGTAAAGTATTTAGTACCCTAGCCAAAGATTCTAAATTATACAATACTGAGGTTACAAATGCTGGAAGAAGTGTAAAAGATCTTACAAAAGAAGCTGATGTATTAGCTAAAATTACAAAAGATGACTTAAAATCTAAAACTAAAATTAATAGTCTTAATAAAGCTTTACTTAAATCCAGAGAAAAACAAGCTAAAATAGATGCTCAAATCAATGATCTTAGATCAAAAGCAGCAACATTACAAGGTAAAGAAAGAGATATATTATTAGAAAGTGTTCATCAACTTCAAGCAGCCAAAGGCTTCTCCAAAGATATATCAGATCAATATGAAGCTATTCTAAAATTAAGTAGAAAAATTAATGCTATTAATCCATTTAAAGGATTAGCGGAATTAATTGAAGGTGTACCTATAATAAGTAAATTATTAAAGGATATGTCTACTGCCTCAGATAAATTTAATGATACTTTAATAGAATCAGGAAGTAGAACTAAGGCTCTTGGTGCTGGAATGAAGGAATATTTAAGGTTAGCTTCTAAAGCAGCAATGGTCTTTTTAGTAGGATCAGCTATAAAATCTATTAAAATGTTAGATGACTCTTCAGTTAATCTAGCCAACCAAATGAATATCGGTAAGATGGAAGCTGCTGATATGAAAGAAATGTTTACAGCTGCTGCTCAAGCTAATGATGAATTATTACAATCATCATATGATTTAATAAAAGCACAGGCAACATTAGGTACTATGTTTGGTACAACAGCTAAACTTAATGATGATACATTACGTACATTTAATATATTAACTGAAAGAATGGGAATAGCATCTGAAGCAGCTGGATCTTTAGCTAATTTCTCAGCGGCTACAGGCCAAAACTTCATGGATTTTACAACAGAAATTCAAGGTACTGTTGTAGCAGAGACAGCACTTTCAGGTATTATGATTGATCAAAGAGCAGTTATTAATGATATTGCTAATTTAAGTAGTGCTACTAAAATGTCAATGCAAGCTCAAGGTCAAAGTTTAGGTAAAGCAGCTTTTGAAGCTAGAAAATTAGGTCTTAATCTAGCTGATATGGAAAAAATTGGAAATTCTTTATTGGATTTCGAACAATCTATAGCAAATGAGCTTGAAGCAGAACTTATAACAGGAAAAGAATTAAATCTCGAAAGAGCTAGATCAGCATATCTAAATAATGATATGGTTACTTTTACAGCTGAAATAGCTAAAAATGTAGGAACAGCAGCTGATTTTGCTAATATGAATAAAATAGCACAAGATTCTATAGCAGCCTCCTTTGGAATGCAAAGAGATGAATTTGCTGATATGTTAATTCAAAATGAAGCTTTAAAAAAGTTCTCTAAAGAAGGTCTCAAAACAGAGTCTGAAGTAGTTGAAGAAATGAGAAGAAGGTTATTAGCTGGAGAATCTTATGACAAATTAGTAAAAAAATTCGGAAAAAGTGAAATGCTAAATAGAGCTAAAAACCTATCCATGCAGGATAAAATGAACAAAATGATCGAGAAAATGTATGATGTTCTTGATAAATATGTTAAACCTGTTTTCAAAGTAATAGATGGTTTACTTGAGAAAATGGGTGGTTCAGCTGGTATCTTAATGGGTGGTTTAGCTGCTTTAGCAATAGGAGGTCCTATTATTAGAGGAGTAATGATGATGGCTCGTTTATTTAGAGGTATGAGAGGACCAATGATGGGGGCACCAGGAATGGGAATGCCTTTTTACGGTCCTGCTGGAGGACCTGGTGGTGGTATGGGTGGACCTATGTTTATGGGTGGCCCTACAGGTGGTTCTAATGCTTTACCAAAAGGTGTAAAAGCAGGTACAGACAAATTAGGTAGAAAATTTCATTATGATGCTAAAACAGGAAGAAGAGTTAGTGTGGGTAATATGGCTAGTAAAGCTAGCAAATTAGGTAACTTAGGTAAAGTAGGTAGATTTGCTAAATTTGGAAGAATGGCAAGTAATCCCCTTGCTTTAGTAGCTGGTATAGGATTAAGTTATGGAGCAGATGCTTTAAAAGAATCAGGCCATGAAGAATTAGGTAAAGCAACTAGTGTTGCTGGAGGAGCAGTGTCTGGAGCAGCCACAGGAGCAATGATAGGTTCAATAATACCCGGTGTTGGAACAGCTATAGGAGGAGTAGTAGGAGGTTTAATAGGTGGTGGAATGGCAGCTTTTTCGGAATATGGAGAAGATACAGAAAAAGCCACAGAACAAGGATCAGCAGGTGTTCAAGAAGCAATTGATAATCAAACAAGACAATTAACAGCAGTATTACGTACAACAAGAAATGTTAATTTCAACCAAAACGCATTTATAAGAGAACAAAGTATAAATTATAGTGGAATGAACTAATATTTATAATAAACAAATTAAAAACAAACATTATGTCAGGATTAAAAGATAAATTAACAAATGGAGCAGGATCACCATATTCAAAAGGTAATGGTACAACTCCTGCAACACCAATAGGTGCTACTCCATCTTCAAAACTTCAATATGAGTATTCAATTAATGGTATACCAAATATACCAATGAATGGATATTTTACACATTATCAATCTAAACCATTACCATCAGAAATGGATTTAGATGGAGTCAATCCAGTATCACCTTTAGCACCAGCTAATAAACCACAATTTGGAGCGGGATTTGCTAATGGTACTTATAAACTTAGTTGCCCAACAGAGGGAGTAGGAAATATATAATAATTAAATGCCGTTAGTTAACCTTCAAACTAATTTAAAAGATTTAAAGTTTGGGAATGATAGACCTGGACTTACGGATAGCGAACAACCTTATATAGTAGCTCCTATCCCAGGTCCTAATGAACAAATAGAGCCAAATTATCCAGATTTTTTATTAAGAGGAGGCACAACAGGTGTAACTGGTGAAACAGCTGAAGATTTACTTAGATTATCTAAATTTTTAAATGATAGAACATCACCTTTAGGAGCTCAATTTGTTCTTAAACAAGAAATGTTATCTAGGATAGGTGTTAGAACCCAAGCTAGTGGTTTTCTTTTAAATGAAGGAGCTTATAACCCCCTTAATACTTTGGCTCAAGCTGGAATTAGTATAGAAGGAGGACATATTCCAAAGCAAGGTTTAATAACTTTTAGAGGGCCAAATAAATATTTAGATGCTTTACAAGATCAAATTAATGAGAATAAAGGTATAAAACCCCTAATAACATCTGAAATCTTATCAGATACAACCCCAATGGGGTCAGTTACGTCTTTTATAAATGATGCTTTACCACCCCCTCCTTTACCACCACAACCTATTTTTAATAATAGATTAGTCCAATTAAATGAGGTAAAAAGAAAAGGTGAACAATGGAAGAAAGAATATAAAAAAGACAACCAAATTTCAAAATTTGATACTGAAATATTATCATATGGAGGTGGTCCTGATTCTGTGTTAGGTGTAGGTGGAACACAAATACAAATAGCTAAGGGTAGATTAGGAGCCCCATTAACAACAGGAATAGGAAATGCTAAATTATATGGGGGTAATATAGGTTTTCCAAATGGTACTCAAGTACCAATAAGGAATAAAGAATTTGTTAAATATAGAGAGGTATTTCAACAAGATTTTAGAAGAGATAAATTAAAAGATGCTGAAGGTATATCCACTATAATGGGGGTAGCACCTTCTTATAATCCTGCTAATAATCAAACTATAGATAATAATACAGGGACATCAAGAATAAATTATACAACACCAGGCCAAAGAGGAAATGTTATAGATTATACTCAAGGAAAGTTAAGCCAAACAGGAGAAAAATTAGGTCCTGTTGATAGAATAAATGCATTACCAATATATAGAAGTGGTTATGTTATAGCTGATCCTGTTAAAAATGATTTAATAAAATTCAGAATAGGAGCTATAGATAATGATAACCCCAATGTTAGAGAATTTATTCATTTTAGAGCTTATATTGATTCATTCTCAGACAATTATAACTCCAATTGGATGCAACAAAAATATATGGGAAGGGGTGAAATATTTCACAAATATGATAGTTTTACAAGAGATATAAACATGGGATTCACAGTAGCTGCTCAATCAAGAGAAGAAATGATGATAATGTATAAAAAACTTAATTTTTTAGTTTCTAATCTAGCCCCAGACTATACAAAATCAGGTTATATGGCTGGCCCATTAGTTCAATTAACTCTTGGAGGATGGTGTTATGAATTACCTGGATTTATTAAAAGTATGACTTTAGATGTTCCAGAAGAATCACCTTGGGAAATAGGCATACCAAATTTAGAGGGAGAAGATGAGCATGGTGGGATAAAATTTAGAGATTCTGAAGTTAAAGAAATGCCTATGATATGTAAAGTATCAGGGTTTGTATTTACTCCAATACATAGATTTAATCCAACTAAACAGAAAAATTTATTTGGAGATAAAGGAGCATTTGGAATTGATTTTAAAGATAAAAAAGGTGTTAGAGATGGTAAATATACTAAATGGAAAGATCAAGAAATAAGAACAATTACAGAATATGGTAAACAAAGATTTATTCAATTAGATGATGGTGGTAAAAATAATGCTTATGATAACCAACCAGCAGATCCCATTGAAATTATTAATGAGGATAGAAATTTAAATATAGATACATAAAATAATGAGCCGTTATAATAATACAGAAGTAATAAAATCACCAAATGATAAAAGGATGTATGCCACAGTACGTTATCCTGAAATCCCAAGATCAGAAAATGATACTTATATTTTTGTGACAGCAGGAGATAGATTTGATACTTTAGCTCAACAATTTTATAGTGATTCTTCATTATGGTGGATTATATCAATAGCAAATGAAACTTTATTACAAAACTCATTAACTCCTACTATAGGATCACAGATAAGAATACCTTCAAATCCAGTACCTATAATAGCTGAATTTAAAGAAATAAATGAATAGTTATGGCAAACCTTTTAGGAGATGGGTTTTCTAATTATGTTAGAAAACAAATAATAAAAAGACAAGAGGTTCATGGTAAGCAAAATAGATCCCAAAAAGAATTAGCTTACTTAAACTCTCGTACAGCTTGGGTAAAATTAGTATCTGGGGTGTCTATAGATAATTCTAGACTTAAAATGTTAGGATTACAGGGAGTGTTTTCTGAAGGTCTTTCTTTAGCAAAAGAATTTGTTTTATTTAATGAAACATCAAAGGTTAAAACAAAGAGTAATGGATCTAATGGTAAAATAACTCAAAGAGAAGGAATATTTAAAGGTCCCTTATCTAATAGAAATAGTTTTAAAAATAATTTTGCTTATGGATTAGGAGGTGTTGAGTTTGGACCTTCTCCTATGCCTGGTATAGTAGATATGCAAATCAATCATGCGGGTACTAGAGGATCATTAAGAAAAGCCCAAATTACAATAAAAGCTTATAACAGACAACAATTAGATTTAATAGATGTATTATATTTAAGGTTAGGATATACTTTAATGATAGAATTTGGTCATAGTGAATATATTAATAATAAAGGAAAAGTTGTAAATTTAGAATCAACCCTATTAGAAGAAAAATTTTTTAATCAAACTATAGCTAAAAAATCATATCTTGAACTTTTACCATTAATTGAGAAAAAAAGATTTGAAACTTGTGGAAATTATGATGCTTTATTTGGTAGAATAACAAACTTTCACTGGAGTTTTGAAAATGATGGAACATATAACATTAGAATTGACTTATATAGTTTAGGAGATCTAGCAGAATCTTTAACAATATCTCACCCAGGTTCAAAAAATTCAAATGATTTAAGTAACAATGGAACATCTAATCCATCATATACTCGTAATGTTGTTAGTGAATATTTAGAAGATATTAAAAATTTTCATAAGTATAGATTTACACCAGGAACAGAAGCTGATGTTTTACCTCCTGAGACAACAGAAGAACAAGACCCAGATGGAACAGCTCCTACAGCCCCAACACCATCAACAGTATATACAAATGTTACATTAGAGGGTTTATTAGCATTACCTGCTTTAAATAAAACTTTAAAAAAAGGAGGGTATGACACAATAGCTATTCCTTATGATTATTTAGAAAATAATAAATCTAATCAAAGTGATGCCTATTTACATTTTACGGATGACCTTACAGGTACTGGATTAGGTTTCCCTCCTCAAGAATATGTTAAATATCAGGGAGAATGGTTTCTTAAAAAGAATATGATAGAGTATTTTGAAGATGTTGTAATATCATATACACCACCTAAAGATCCATCAGCTACTAATATGATTGATAATATTGGTTCATGGGAAGCAAAAAAACTTACAAAATTTGAAAATCAATATAAATTAAATCGAGAATTAAAAATAAAAATAGTAGATGTAAATCAACCCAATTCAACATTTGTGAGCCCTTTTAAAGAAGATGGAGGAGATTGGAATAAACATTTAGGAGGTAAAAAATCTGGATTAGTATTATCATACCAAGGTTTTTTAGAAACTGGAATAGACGAAGGAGGTCAGGAGGCATTTGATAAAGCAATACTTACATCCCAAGTAAATTCAGTAATTATAGATGAACAGGGGTTAGGACAACATGCGGGTGTAAAAGTCTTAATTGGGTCTGACACTAGGTATGACATTAGTGCTGGTTTAAAAGATGGGTCTCTTAATACCTTTGAAGATTTAAAAGAAATAGAAGATGAGAATTCTGTTACTTTTGATGTTGATGGCCAAGGTATAGCAAATGAAGTTAATATGTATACTACAGCAGTTGAAACTGCTGAAGCTTTACAAGCTTTAGAAGATTCATTAGGTAAACCTGATATTCATTTTCAAATTGGTCCTGATGGAAGTGATCCTATATATCAACCTTTTGGTAAAACCCTTAATTTATGGGAATCATGGCAAGGGATACAACCTAGTGGAGATTTTTTATATCCACAAAAAACATTAAGTTGTGAAATAGCTAAATTAGATTACGTTGATAACAATTCAGCACACCCAGACGATTTTGGTTTTTTTATAAGATTTGGTTGTTTATTAAATTTTATAAGAGAAAAAGTTCTATATAAAATTGGAGATACACCTAATGACAAAGATGAAAATGATATTCCTAATACTCCTATTATAGATATAGATACTGATGAATTATCTAATGTTATGTATACATTACCAAATCATATTTCATTAAATCAGAAAGTATGTATTGTTAATAATCAATTTAAATTTAAAGAGTTATTTGTCCAAACTTTTGATGGGATGAATGAATTTCAAAGTACAGACCCATATTATGGTAAAGTAATGAATATTTATTTAAATTTTGCTTTAGTTCAAGAAGTAATGGATAGTTGTACAACCGCTGATGATTCTAAAAAAGTTTATTTATATGAAGCTTTAAGTGGTATTTGCAACGCAGTTAATGAAGCTATGGGTGGTATAAATAATTTAGAACCTGTAATTGATGAAAAAACAAATTGTTTAAAAATTATAGATTCATCAAGGTTACCTAATATCAAAGACATAACTGATTTTTTACATAAAACAAACCCAAAAAAATATAATTACCCATCAAATTTAAAAAGTTTTAATTATAATAAATTTACTTTGGCTGATGGGTCTATAAAATATGATCTTAATTTATATGGTTATAATCCTAAGGATGAATCATCAAATTTTATACATAATATAGATTTATCAACTAATGTCACTAAAAATATGTCAACCATGTTAGCTATAGGAGCAGCTGCTCAAGGTGGATATGTTGTTGGTGAAGAATCTACAATGTTTTCAAAATGGAATGAAGGAATAACAGATAGATTTATGTCACCTGTTTTAAATGCTGATGGAACTGAGACTAATTCTTCAAGTTCCTTTGCTAAAAACTGGGACAATATTAGAATAGATTATGGTAATTTTATAATTGATAACTTTTATAAAGTAGGTCAAGATGAGTATTATCCATATTTTGGTGATACTTTACCTCCACCAACCCAAGATGGAGCTGTAGGATTTCAATTTAATGTTCCTGGTAATTTAAATGATGAATTAATTTTAAAAAATTTATCAGTAGGAACTGAGTTTTATAAAATGTTAATGGCGTCAGCTTCAATAGCTAATGATCATTCTTTATCAGCACAACCTGGTTTTTTACCTATCAATTTACAAGTAGACATGGATGGATTATCTGGTATAAAAATTTACGAAAAAGCTAATATAGATATTTCATTTTTACCAACAAATTACCCTGAAACTTTAGATTTTTTATCAACAGGTTTAAAACATTTTGTAAAAGATAATAAATGGCAAACTACTTTAACAACCCAAGCTACAACAATAGGTACATTTAAGCGTAATGCTCCTTTACCTGAAATATTTTCAATAGATGCAGCTTTAGAAGAATTAGAATTAGCTGATATTTCTGGTACTGGATTAGGAGAGATAGACGATTCAGGATATAGTGGATATATAGGATGTGCACCATATGATCCACAAAAATATACTTTTGTTTTAACAAATCAATATAACGAATACGCAAGTACAGACCAAAATCCTAATTATGCTAAAGCTTTAGGATTATTAGGTAATATATGGGCTACTTTAGAGGGGAATGATAAATCTTCTGGTTTATGTTCTAGATTTGTTAAAAACTTAGCTAATAAATTTTGGACAGAATGGGACAATTATGATACTTCATTATATAAAGCGTCTGGAGCCCCAGCTTGGCAAGCTGTAGGAGGAACATTTAATTCAAGTGGACAATATGGCTCAGGTCAATATGGATTCACTCAAGCTACAGATGGAACACAAGATGCTAAATCAAAGTTAACAGCTGTGAATTTATCAAATTTATTTGGCTATAAAATATATAGAATAGGTTCAGGGCTAAAACCAGGTGATAATTACGCCACTGCTTTAAGAAATCACATAGAAGCTATTGACTTCTTCCCAGGAGATATAATAATATATTGGGATTCATCAGGATTAGATGGTGGTGAAAGAGGTTATCAAAAATATGGACATATTCAAATGTATTTAGGAGGCACTAAACCTTTTATATCAGACTTTGCACACTCAAATTTTGTGTATGGTGGTTGGTCTAAAAAATATAAAAGATGGTCAATTAATACAGATAATTGTTTTAATATGGTTTACTTAAGATCAAGGCTTAACCCAATTACTTTTTATGGAAAACCAGATGTAGCTAATTCAAATGATTTTGATAATTTATAAAATATAACTTATGGCTCAATATTATCCTAAATCACAAATAAAAAAAGACCAATATACTGAGGGCTCAGAGTATAAAATAAAAGCTACACAAGCCCCATATAAAGGATATTATTATTGTTTATCAAATGGAAACAAACATACTGGTAGGTTTCCAGGAGATGGACCCAATATGGTATTAGAACCTACTTTCAATACTGATCCTTCATCTCCAACTCAAGCTTCATCACAAGCTCCACTTGTAGAGATATTAATAACAGATCAAGAAAAATATCCATATCCATTTACTGACTTTGATTCTGGAACTTACAATAGAATAATGAATGTAAAACCAATATCAAGATTTATACCAACATCTAATATAACATTTCCAACAGATAAAGAAATGAAAAAAGGATCTTTTGATAGATATTTTTGTAAAAAAAATAATGAATATTTGTATTTTGAAATTGATAAAGATACATACAACAAATTAATAAAGAAAAAAAAAGATATTGTATGGGAATTATATACTGCTACAAAAATGAAATGGAATTTAACAGGTACAACTAGAAATTCTTTATATATTGTTAATAGAAATAGAACTAGAGAAAAAGAAAGAGAATTACGTTGGTTTGGGTTTTTTTCTTGGTTTAATAAAAAATTTGTTAAATATTCTAAATATAATATTTAAAATTTGGCTATCCAAAATAAAATTGTTATATTCAATTAATGTTTTGGCTGATAGAAAATAATGAACAACTCTTAAATTTATATAAATTAAATTATAAAGAAGCTTATATAGAAATTATACCCTATTCTTATAAAACTCACCCTATAAAAACAAACATTAGTTTAATTTATTTAAGACCTTTAAAATCAAAAAAAGGGTATATTTTATCATTAAATCATAGTGAATCAATATCATTAAACAGTGAATATATTGTTAAATTAATTAGTAATTATGATATATTGCATGTTTGGGGTAAAAAAGAGTTTTTGCATTATTATGTTCATAAAAATATTAAAGACTTATC